CAAGATATGCAGGGATGAGCATATGCCTGAGTGGCGCACGGTTTACGATTGGTTGGCAAAAGACGAAGACCTTTCCGCACGGGTCGCGCACGCACGCGAGGCTGGTCACGAGGCGATGGCGGAGGAGACGCTGGTCATTGCTGACGAGCGGCCAGAGTTAAACCCCATCATTGACGCCAAGACTGGCGAAATCATCCGCATCGACCTGAGCAGCGCCTACATCGCTTGGCAGCGCAACCGTATCGAGACCCGACTAAAGTTGCTGGCCTGCTGGTCACCTGCCAAGTACGGCACCAAGATGCAGGTGGGTGGCGACCCCAAGAACCCCCTGAAGATTGAGGTGAAGACCGAGGCCGAGAACAGTCTGGCCGAACTCCTGAAGCACGCAGAACTCAAGCGCCAAGTCGCCAACACGGAATGATTCACCACATCCCCGAGGGCAACAGCATGAGGCTGGGCCTGAACTACCGCAAGGCACCGGGTGGCTTTGTCGTCTGGTGGGCGTGGTACAACTTTCACCGGCATGAGGGCACCGCATACCGTTTCCGCCTGCGCCTGCACATGAAGCCCCGCATCATTTGGTCGGTCAGCAAGTGGGATGTCATTGACAGCTATGTGTTGAATCGCGGGCTGGCTCTAGTGAACCGAGAGTGGCTGGAAGACACATATGCCAGTGAACGTGACAAGCGCCGCCGGGATAGAGCCTTCGCCCAGTTCGGCCCATGACCGACCTCGTTGAATTGCTGGCAGACCCGGCGGTCAAGAAAGACCTAGCCAACGCCAGCCCAGACTACGTCATAGCGTGGGCGTGGAGGATGAAGTGGCTCAGTCAGGCCCATGACCACCAGATACTGCCCCACGGGAATTGGTGGAGTGTTTGGCTTCTCTTAGGAGGGAGAGGTTCCGGGAAGACCCGTACAGCCGCAGAGCAGGCCGGGTGGTGGGCATTCACCGAGCCGAACACCCGCTGGCTGGTGGCCGCTCCTACCTCGGCAGATGTGCGTGGGGTGTGCTTTGAGGGCGACTCCGGGCTGCTGGCCGTCATACCCAAGGCGCTACAGGCCGACTACAACAAGACCGCCCACGAGCTACGCCTGACCAACGGGTCGCTCATCAAGGGCATCCCAGCCTCCGAACCGGAAAGGTTCAGGGGGCCACAGTTCCACGGTGCTTGGTGCGACGAGCTTGCTGCTTGGGACTACCTCGACGAGGCGTGGAACCAAATCATGTTCTCCGTCCGTCTGGGCGACAGGACGCGCATCATCTGCACTACGACCCCGCGACCAAAAGACCTCATCGTGGACTTAGTGGGGCGGGACGGCGACGATGTCGTGCTGACCACCGCGTCCACTTACACCAACATTGCCAATTTGTCCAAGAACTTCCAGAAGCAGATTCTCCAGTACGAGGGCACCAATTTGGGTCGGCAGGAGATTCACGCCGAAATCATCGACCCCGAGGAAGGCGGCATTGTCAAGCGGGCGATGTTCAAGCTCTGGCCTGCCGGGAAAGAGTTCCCCAAGTTCGAGTACATCATCCAGTCCTACGACTGCGCCACTAGCGAGAAGACCCAGAACGACCCCACCGCCGCTGGAACGTGGGGAATCTTCAAACCGCTGGACGGCCCGATGTCGGTCATGCTCATCGACTGCTGGCAGGACAGGCTCCAGTACCCCGACCTGCGCCCCAAGGTTATGGAGGAGTTCGAGGTGGTGTACGGTGAGGGCCGAGACAAGAAGCGGGTTGACCTTGTGCTGGTTGAGGACAAGTCCGCAGGCATCAGCCTGATTCAAGACCTACAGCGCGGTCATCTCCCGGTAATGGGTTACAACCCCGGCCATGCCGACAAGGTGCAGCGCCTGAACATCGTGTCCAACATCATCAGCCGTGGCCGGGTGTGGATACCCGAGTCCGACGCCAGAAAGGGCTACGTCAAGGACTGGGCCGAGCCGTTCGTCAGCCAGATATGCTCGTTCCCCGAGACCACCCACGATGACTTCGTGGACATGTGTACCCAAGCCCTGCGCTACCTTCGGGATGCTGGCTGGCTCAATGTTGACCCACCGCCACGGGAAGACTACGACGAGGATGACTACGAGGACTCAGGCAAGAAGCAGCGTCGAGTGAACCCATATGCAACGTAATGGCGCTCTATGGTCTTGAATAGTCCTGAATACTGTGGTACACTGGCGCTGTTGCCGTGGAAAGCGACGAAACGAGACCGTTTACTCATGCCTCTGCCCTTGGTTTTTACTCTAGGGTTTCCACCGGGGGCAGTAGTAAACGGTTTTTTTACGCCCATCTTTCTTCCGCAGCCGTCAGGGCGCGTTAGCTTTAGCTTGCATCGGCTGAACCCATGAAAGACCGTACCGTGCTTCACCCCATGTGTGCGTCCAGCCTCTCTGCTAGGGACTGGATAAGGGTGGGGGACATGGTGAGACAAGACCCCTCCCGAATGAATAGCAGCCTTCTGGGTACGCTAGGCGGTGCAATCAGTGCGCCCGCTGGGCGAGGGATGGGAGCCACGGCTTCTCACCCTTGGGGAACCTATGGTGTAATCCCAAACATCTCCCCACAAGAGGCTGGACATGACTGACGCCAAAGCACGCCTGCTACAGATGATTGCCGACGAACCTCACATGGGTGGGGGTGGATTGCTGAAGGCTGTAGGCAAGGCTCAGAAGATGGCTAAGGCGGCAGAGACCATCCTCCCGGCAGCAGAGCGTGAAGCCAACCTAGCCAAGATGCTGGCTGACAGCAAGGTCAAGGACAGGCTGTACCACGCGACCAAAAATACTTTTGACAGATTCAAGCCATCGTATGCAGGAACTTTTTTAACGCGCAAACCAGAATTCGCAAACGAATTTGCGGAATATCACGCCATAGACCCAGTAGGTGAAGAAGGCCCGTATGGCCCTCTTGGTGCCCAAGGTGCCCGCATACTCCCAGTTCATGTGCAGGTCAAAAACCCTTTTGACTACCAAAATCCCGAGCATCGTGAAATTTTGCTTGATGCGGCAAAAAAATTTCACGGCACCGACAAAATGACAAAATGGATTAACGGGTTAGACCGTAATCACAATTTTGACATCATGGAATCAAATGCCATGTTGGAGCCGCTTAAAAATGCAGGCTTTGATTCGTATTACATCAGTGAGAACGGCAACAAAAACCTTGCCGTGTTCGACCCCACCAAAATCAAGTCAGCCATCGGCAACCGTGGCACCTACGACCTGACCGACCCTGACATCACCAAGGCTGGCGGCGGTCTGCTCAAGGCCATAGGCAAGGCCCAGAAGGTGGCGAAGGCGGCACAGCCCATCGTCTCAGCGGCTGAACACGAGGCCAACCTTGCCCGCCTCCTCGCGCCCAGCAAGGCACCCATGCGCCTGTACCACGGCACGACGGCCACCGAGGGCGGCAAGGGTACGGAGGCCATCCGCAAGTTCAAGCCCAGCAAGGAAGGCGCACTTGGCTCTGGCGTGTACCTGACGCCTAGCTCCGAGTTCGGAAGCACCTACGCCGGGTTCCCGGCCAAGAGCCAGTTGGACAGAGACCTGCTGAGTGACAACGAAGTTGTGCGGCGTTCAGCGCAGCAGTACCTAGACCGTTTGGAGAAGGGTGACGTTCGACCTGAAGAGGTTGGCGGCAACATGCTGCCCGTCTACGCCCAGATAAAGAACCCACTGATTCTGGAAGGCCACCCCGAGCCGGGGCGCTACCGAGACCCCATGATTGAAGCGCTGACCAAGCTAGGCATGGGTGATGCCCAAGCCACCAAGATGGTCGAGCGTGCTTACGACCAGAAGGGCTACATCGGCAAGGAGGTTGAGTCCCGCGCCCGTGCCGCAGGTTACGACGGCCTGATGCAGTACCGCAACGGTGAGTTGCGTGAGGTCGTGTCCTACAACCCCAACGCAATCAAGAGCGCTACAGGCAACCGTGGAACCTTTGACATCAACGACCCCGACCTGAGCAAGGCCCACGGTGGCGCTGTCCACATGGCTGGTGGTGGCCGCACTCCGAAGTACCCGTGGGAGCGCTACGAGCAGCCCAAGAAGGTGCCCGAGATGCGTGCCCGTCAAATCACCCCCGTTGCTGGCGCAGTAAAGAAGGCCGCTGATTACGCAACCCAGTTGATTGACAAAGGCCCGTCGTTCGCCAACTTGGTTGGCGGTTTGGTCGGCGCAATTCCCTTTGTTGGCCCTGACATGCGCAAACGCATGGAGGCGTCTGACATCTCCATCCCGACTGACATCACGCTTGGCTCCAACATGCCCGCCGAGGACTACGAGTACGGCCAGCCGATGCAGTACAAGAAACCCGGCATCTCCACGACCAGCGTGCCGACCAAGGATGTGCTGGAGGCGCTGAAAGTGTCCGACCTCGTGGGTACGCCCGGCCTGAGTAAGGTGGCCGAGGACATCGGCTACGGCCAGATGCCTGACCCGCTCGACCTGCTGGACGCCGCGAGTGTGGCCGCTCTTGGGTATGGTGCTATCAAAGGTGGCTTGAAGGGTGCCCAAGCTGCCAAGCAAGGCGCTCTGTCCGCCGCCAAGGCTGCTGAACGCTTTGCTGAGAAGAAGGTGCCCGAGGTCATGGAGCGTGGCGGGCTAGGCGCACAGATGCTTGGAGCCTTCGGCCAGAACACGCAGTCCCAAGCCGTCAAACCAAAGGGCGGCAACTGGGTGGACACGGAGGTCAAAAATACTCTGTCTAGGTTTAAGCAGGACGAGGAATACTCCCCGCTGTTGATTAACGCTACCAAACAGGATTTGGCTGAGTACGAAAAGAACCCCGGACTGCACCCAGAAGCCGCAGCAGAAGTTGAAAGACTGCGCCGCGACATTGCTCACATGGAGCATACAAATGCCTTCAACAAGTGGGTCGATACCAAGTTTGGTGGCTACCTCCGCAACCAAATGGGAACGCCTGATGACCCCGTGGTCAAATCCATTGACATGCGTACTATGAAGGCGCAGGCTGACCTTGAGGCTGGGCAAAAGCGCCTTGCATCATTGGACAGCAGGATTGCCGAAGCGGAGAAAACCGCAATTACGCCTGATGAGTTGAACCAGCTTGCTGGCATGAAGCGCAACCGCGAACAGCGTGCAGCCGAACTGCAAAGCAACTACGACCTGACCGTGAAGACAATGCTTCCATTTGGCGAAGAAAACATGGGCTATGACTACATAAGAGGGACATCCGATACGCTTCCATCTGCTCGTAAAGCCGCTGGCTTTCCTGTTGAAGGGCTTGCACAAAGCCGCCCCGGCAAAGCGTGGGAGGCTGTGACCGATACAAACATATATTCCGTTCCAGCAGAGCAATTCCAAAACGCTCCAGAAAAAAGAATTGCACGCAACACTGCGTTAAATAACTACAAAAAATTTAAAAATGAAGAACTGCCTCAAGCGTTTGAGGCGCATGTAAACAGCTTGAACATTCCTGATGCAGAGAAGAACAGAATCCTCCTCGGTCTTCAAGATACTGACAATGAACAAGGCTACATGCTGAGATACGTTGGCGATGACATGAAGAAGCGGCGTGAAGAGGTGCTTGATGCGTACTATGAGGCGCAACAAGCAGTTGACAACACAGACAGCAAAAATGTTGCAGACAATCCATACCTGACCAAGCTGCCACCAGAGTCTATGGTGCATACGCCATTGTCAATGAACCAGCTTGGCATTGACCATGTCCTTGACGTTCTCAAGCAGGACGTTGCTACGGGCGTTCTCAAGCTCGAAGACCTGAACAAGATTACGATGGAGCAAGCGCTCAAGCGTGCGTCCGAGTACGACCTTGACCTAGCCAAAAAGTCGCGTGACTCCCTTGCGCAGAACCGCTCCACCCTGCCCGTCTACAAGGAATACCCAGAAGGGCACAAGTGGGTGCAGCTTACGAAGCCGGGTGATTTTGCTCAAGAGTCTGAGCAGATGGGTCACAGCGTCAAAGGCTACGAGCCACCCAAAGGAAGCGCTGATTGGTCAGAATCGTCTGGAGACGCAGGTCGCGGTGGTTATGGTCACGGCGGTTGGGAAGCCATCAAGAGCGGGCGTGCCAAGGTGTACTCGTTGGTTGACGCCAACCATAGGCCGCATGTAACTGTTGAAGTTCGCGTTAAGAAACCAGAAACATGGAACGATGCAGCCAAAGAAGTTGGTTCAGAAAAAATAGGTGAGTATTGGGATGAGTTTCACGCTTTAAAAGACGCTGACCCAAGTCTTAAAGACCCAGTTGCCGCCAACAAAAAATTGATTGAATTTTTTGAATCAAAAGGGCTTCAGGGAAATCAGACCATCACTCAAATCAAGGGCAAGGGCAACAAACGTCCTGTGGATAAGTACGACCAGTACACCCAAGACTTTGTCAGGTCTGGCAATTGGAGCGGCGTTGAGCATGACTTGAACTACACCGGATTACGCGACCTTAAAAAGACGCCAAGGCTTGAGGAATACTTAAAAAGCAAAAATGCTGATGTGCCACGGTACTTGACAGAAAATGAATACCAAGGCTATGAGAGCGACTTCTTGATGGATG